ACTTTTAATAGTATGGGGAGACGTGGGATTGCCAATGCACTCAATAGGAATGCCATTGGCAAATACTTTGGATCCGGCACCTGTCGGACCAGTTATAGTCGTAGTTGCATCACAACCATGTCCGGTAGTTGTTGGGTCACCTTGTCTTGCTACGGCTGGCATTATGCTAGTTTGATCCCTGTTGTTTGTTGTATGTAAGTATCTGCGGCATCTTTAATAGTTGCTGCTAATACCATAATACTATTCTTATTTATAGTAACTTCTGCATCTGGATCTGTGGTAAACAAAAATGGTACTAGACCAATGCCATCTTTGGTTGCTGTCAAACATAATGGTTTCTTAACTCGAACACCTAATACACCGTCTTCTACTAATTTGGCAACAATCTCTTCACCTGCTGTGGTTTTGATTGTTACGATTTCACCTTCTGCAATGCCTTTTGAAATTAACATATTATACCTTTTCGAAATGTTTCTTGAGTTCAGTGAACCCGCCTATATAATTATCGTCTAAAAATATCTGTGGTAAAGTTCTGGCTGTGGGCACAGCTTCTAGTAGCTGTTCTTTGGTCCATGTAGTTTGAACATTGCGTTCTTCGTACTCAATCCCTTTCATTTCTAATAAGGCTTTTGCCTGAACGCAGAAAGGACAGTTTTCTTTCGACCAGATGATTGCTTTTGTCATATTTTTCCTTTCTTAGATTTTTTCAAACTTTTTTCAACATCGCGATTATGACTACGATTGCTACCAACATCAGGATAGCCGTGTCCAAAGTTTTTAGAATAGGATGGATCATCTTCGTCAGGACCCTTGTAAAGGTCTCCTTTTTCCCAGCGGTTATTTGGATCCGCTGGTTTTTTTCTAAACTCAGGATCGTTTAACTTATCACCTACTTGTTTAAGAAGATCCTTTTTGCTAATAGCTTCGTCTACTAAATCGATGTATTCTCTAAGTGTTTTCATAATTTAGTATTTATTATAATGCAGGCAATGCATCATAGTCAATGCCTTCGCCCATCACACCAATAACATAATTAGTGGATTCACTTTCCTGCAATGCTGTTTGTTTACTGCTTGTATTAACATGTTTGTTAAACCAAGGAATTGGAGTACTGCGTGGAGCATTAGCTTGATACTTAATACCGATGTCTTTCAATGCGCCGGCGGCAGTATAATCCATAAAATCTTTTAGAATGGCGGCGTTCAATCCAATCACTGGTCCTTTTTGGAACAAGTAATCTGCCCATTCTTTTTCTTCACGGATAACATCCATGTACAACTGGTAAACCTCTGCTTCGCACTCTGCTTTAATATCTGCAAAACGACTGTCTTCTTTAACCACTTGGTTAATCAAAAAGGCAGTCCACCCTTTGTGTAATAGTTCATCTTGTAAAATCAAACTGATAATGTTACCATTGCCGATAAAGATTTTATTCTCTACCATTGCTAGACTAGTTGCAAACGATACCATAAAGCGGAACGCTTCCAAGGCATAACTTGCATTAAGGGCCAACCAGATAGCCTTGACATGATCTTTTTCTTCGACTGCTACAAAGTTGTATTCCTTCTGGCAATTAATTTGATGTAGTGAATCATAATAATTGCCTACACTACTAGCCATATCGATAATAGCTTTTGTGTCATGGATAGTATTGAATACATCTTTTGGCACATTATAGATATTACGAATTATGTGACTGTAGCTCTTACTGTGGATGTTGGTTTCAAAGAAGGACCAATTGTAGATAAGGGCTTCGAGCTCCGGCAAACTGACAACAGGTGTAAAGACTTGGCTTGGGGCTCTACCCTGCAAACTATCAAGTGCTGTTTGACGGAGTAAATTGCTAGTAAAAATATGTTTAATCGCATCGCTCGCATCCTTAAAGTCGTTGGCGTCTTTACTAAGACTAATTTCCTCAGGTTGCCAGAAGAAGCCTCGGGCTGTCGCTTCAAAATCTGCAATCTTCTTGTATTTAACTTCCTCAAATCTTTGTATAGTAACTGGACCTGCTGGATCCAGAAACATCTTGCGATTTAGATAATCTGTGCGTGTGTTTAAATTATATTGTTCTTTACTCATAGCTTACATGCCTCGCAGTCTTCTTCGTTATCAAAATCTATTGGTTCTAACATTGTTGGAGTATCTTCGGCATCTGCCTTACTGCCTTGTTTATTAATCAAGCTATAATAGAAAGTTTTCAGTCCCCACAAGTGCGCTTGCATCAAATTCTTGGCAATGAGGGTAGTTGGCACTTTACGATCTGCCCAGTGTGCTGGATTATAGAAAGTGTTTGTACTTATACTTTGGTCAACATAGGCGGAAAGAACTGCGGCTGTTTTTAAATACCCGGAACAATCAGTTTGTTCCCACATGAGTTGATATTTGTTTTTAAGTTTATGATACTCAGGAACAACTTGTGTAAACGATCCAGCTTTACTTTCCTTTGTGCTAATCAAGCTCATAGGCATTTCAATTCCATTAGTGCTGTTTATAACAACACTACTGCTTTCAACTGGTGCAATAGCCATTAGGGTAGCATTACGTACTCCGTGTAGTTTCATTTGATCACGTAGTGGTTCCCAGTCAAGTTCAGGTTTAAAGTCTACTAGTTCGTTAGCGCCTTTGGCACGAGTTTCCCACGGGAATATGCCTTGTCCGTAACGTGTACGTGCGCTGTCTAGACAAGGACCGCGTTCACGTGCCAATTCAACTGTAGCTTCTGTTAAGTAAAACGCTTGATGCTCCATCCAAGATTTAACATCTTGTAAGGCATCCTTTTCTCCATACTTTAATCCACGTTTAGCATGCCAGTAGGCTAGGTTAGTTACACCAATACCTAATGGTTGTATTTCATCGTTAGATAGCTTGCTCTGGATTGATAAGAAGTCTTGGTAATCAAGTATGTTGCATAGACTACGCTGTAGAATACGGCAGGCACGACGCATGTCTTCTGGATTACGGAAGGCTCCCCAGTTGATTGATCCTAGTGTACATAACGCTATGCGACCTTCAGCGTCATCCAGACGTTTGAAAGATTTTGTAGGTAGTAGGATCTCACAACACAAGTTGCTTTGGTAGATAGTATGGTACTCAGGATCAAATGGTCCTTGATTCATTACATTATCAATGAACACAAGATAGATACGTCCTGTGTCTGTACGTTCTTTAAGTATACCGCCTTTGAATACTTCTTCAGCAGTCATTACTTTTTTACGCAAGTCTGTACGCTTTTCGTATTTTACATACAGTTCCTCAAATCGTTCTGTATTTTTGTAAAATGCTTCGTACAAGTCAGGTACTTCATTTGGATCAAAGAATGTTATATTCTCTTTGTTCTTAAATCTTCTCCAGAAGAAGGCGGATAACACAACACCGTAGTCCATGTGTCTAACCCTTGTCTCTTCTGTACCTTGATTGTTTTTAAGCACAATAAGGTCATCAAACTGGTGATGCCAAATTGGATAAAATACTGTAGCACTTGCATTACGAATACCTCCTTGACTGCAACTACGAAGGTCACCGAACCATTTCTTTAAGAATGGAATCATGCCAGTGTGCATAATCTCTCCGCCACGGATAGGTGAGCCTAATGGACGTAAGCGACCAATTTCTAAACCAATGCCAGCACGTTTGCTAGCATACTTGGCCATCATTTCACCACTGGCAAAAATGGAATCCAAATCATCATCACTACGAATAAGAACGCAAGAAGAAAATTGCTTAGTAGGAGTTCCAAGACCCGCAAGCACAGGAGTAGCCAAAGTAAACAAACCATCTGAAGCGGCATGGTAATACTCTTTAATATAACGCATACGAGCTGAGTTGGGCTCTTCTTTATGAAAGATTGTAGCCGATGCAACCATGTATCTAATTTGTGGTGTTTCATAAATTTCCTTTGTCGCACGATTGCGTACCAAGTACTTCTCTATTAACTGTTCAATGGCTGCATAGCTATACTGTTCATCTTTTTCATGATCCAGCATATCATTCATTCTGTTCCAATCATCCTCTGTGTACCACTGTAATAGTTCGGGTGTGTATAAACCCACTTCAACATTCTTTTTTACAATAGAATAAAGGTGAGGTACTTGATAATCGCCGTAGACATCTTTACGTAACATACTCAATCGTTGCTTGCCAGCCACGTATTGATAATTTGTGTGTCCAACATCTGGATTGGATTCTACGTCGATAAGATCTACTATTGCTCGTAATGTAATGCCATCTATCTCAGCGGTAGTGATGCCATCATAAAAATGTAATTGAGCTTTAATCTCAATCATACTCTGACTAACATCAGCTATACCTTTACATACTTTCGCTACCTGGGCTTGCCATTTTTCTACTGCTAACGGTTCTTTGTGCCCACTTCTTTTAATAACTGTTATTTTGGTCATTGCTCTTTTCTTATAGGTTGTTCTGATTAAAATACTTTAGGTTGTATTTAGTGGTGACTAAATCGACCGACAACTAAATGTTAGTCGTTGATTTCCACGGGGATTTCTTACGTTTCAGCCGGCACCGAGATATATTTTATCATAGTAACAACACGAATTATATACGCATTTATTACTAAAGTCTATTAATATGGCTTGGTAAATATCACGCTGTACGTGTATGTAAACGATCCAGTATCACTGCTCAATAAATTATTATACTGAATTTGAATTGAGCTAGGAGGCGAAGCATCGGATGAATTGTATATGTTGCCTGCTGAATCTAAATAGACCGCCGAGAAATCCAATTGTAACGAATTTGCATAAGCGGCATCGGCACCACCAAAATCATATTCGTCACTTAATTGAATTGGGTATATGTAACTGGTACCGCCAATATTGTGTGCATCAGCACTAAGAGTCATTGTACCTCTGCGAACAAAATTGTTTTGTGTACTAACATATGAATAATCGATAGTATATACTGCACTACCATTTGTGTTACCACTTTCATCTGTAGCTACTGGCAATCTAAATGCAAATGTCGGTGTTACTACTGTGCCGTTACCTAAACCAGATCCTACATTAGCACAGGTAAACTGACTGCCAACAAGGTAATTTTGAGATACAGTACCGGCTATAGTATTCCACTGTGTGTTGGTTGTAGTGCCTAACGATGCAATGGTATAAATTTGTCCTAGTACTAGCGACCCAACAGTTGTTGTAGCAGAACTATAACTAAGTGTAATCTTATTAGCTACACCAAATGTATTGTTTGAAATCCAACCACTTGTTTCTGGAATATATGCGCTTGTTAAATCAGAGCTAGTATCTAATAGCGATGTTCGATCCGAGTATACGTTTTCTACTGTATTACCTTGAGAATAAAAATATATTTGAGGAGTAATCGGTGTTGTCGATGCACCGCCATTATTTCCTACTAATACTAATTTAGGGCTTTGAACAGTATTTCCATAGCCTAGACCAAGGAACACAGCTCGTTTGTATATGTTATAAAATTTACAATTTATAATTTGTGTTTGACGCGGACCGTACAACAAAGTCGATGAAGTTGCGGAAACATAATAATCAGCTTCGTTAAACTGACTATAATAGTTGTAGCCCAATGTAAATCCTTGATAAGAATTTTTAACGTAACAGTTGTCAAATATGTTGTTTAATATATCTTGATAAGCATACACGGCAAATGTAAAATTATTAAATTCTATATCTTTAAAAATGTTATTTTCACAAGTTAATAATGTTGAAAACGCATTTAAAGCCATACCTGTACTAAGAGTATCAATTGGTGTAACTCCGGCATTTCCGCCTACTAATTTTAAATTTTCAAATATGCTGTCTTTAACTGCATCTAGTTGTAAACAAGTATTTGAACCTGTACTTGTTTGTACAGTAATGCCTTTTAAAGAAATATGTTTTGGTTGGTTACCACTAGTTGTTTGACTAATATTACCAGGTGCATTATTAACATCGCATACTAATTGTACAGCAGGACCATTAGTAACTACTGAAAATGTAATTGTACTAGAACTAGTAGCTGTGGCCGCGTTTGTGATTGTAACAAACCCAGTAGCTGTTATTTGCGTACTAGCGACAGTTTGACTATTATTAACAGTCCACGATGTAACACCATTAGAATTGTTAACATTAATAAAACCAGTAATGTAAGTCCCAGCTTCAATGCCTGTACCTGTAATTAGTTGTCCTATTTGTATTGCACCCGAAGTAACACTAGTAACTGTTAACACACCTTCACCTAGATAAGATCCAGTGCCTGCTACAATAGAGCCAGTGTACACTCCAGATAACACTACACCAGTGCCTGTTACTGTTTGTCCAGCTAATGTAGTTGCATTGTAATTTTGACTTACAGTCCAAGTACTACCGCTACCGTTTCCAGATATGTTGGCTAAAATAATTGTGTTTGGAACTATGCCCGGACCAGATACTAACATGCCTGTAGTAATTACACCCGACACTAGTGTACCAATAGTAAGTGTAGTGCCTGTAATAGTAGAATTAGTAGTTACAACTTGTCCTGGGATAAGTGTGTTACTAGGAATATTAGTGCCACTAATTGTAGCACCAAGCATTGATAATGATGCATTCGATACACCGGTAATTACATTGCTGTTGTTTGTAGTACTACCAGTTAATGCTGCTGTTGGAGTTGGATTATAATTGATAATAGTTTTATCAGCACCAGCACCTTCAATAGTTGCGTAACTTGGTATGTACAACGGACTTGATGTGTTGTATGTTCCTGCAGGAATGATTAATTTAACACGATTGCCAACTGTTGTACTAGCTACTCCATTGTTTACATTTAAAAACAATTGATTAATAGCACGTTGTATTGCAACTGTGTAATCGTTACTGGTAATATCAGCGGCTGTAACAAAATTTGTTAAAATTGCTTGATCATCTAATCTAGCTTGTAGGGTTCTGCTAACTGGTGTGTTAACAGTTGCACCAGTTTGAATAGCAGTATCAAGAACTTCGTATGTATAGTTTATTGAATTAATTAATCCAGCTTGGCTAGACAAATCATTCGATGTCAGGATCTTAGTATTTCCAACAGCAGGTGCGCCTTCGCTAACTGCACCATTGCCAATGTATAACTCTTGGGTATCTATTGCCCAAGCCATTTCGCCGGATGCTAGTTGCGGTAATCCTGTACCTTGATTTGCTTGTCCGCGTCTAATCTGTATGCGGCTAATTTGATAAACGGCCATTGAAATATCCTCTATATAGGATATTTATCAGTTATACTTGTAGTATTGTTCCACC